ATAACTTATTTGTCCAGTGATCTCGTTTGCTGCGTCTGCCTGTATTTTTAAAATATCTCCACCTTCTAGGTTAATTACGTTTTCAACTAAATTTACTGTAGATTTATTTATTGTAGCATGAGCTATTTGCACATCTGAACCACCTGATTTTTTTATATAAAGATCTGTATCAACATTACTAGCTGTATCATGCACTGCTTGTACAGATTTAACAATTGCAATAGCAGACGTAGTAATAGTTAATGCTGTTGTTAAATTGGTTGTTGTTAAATTAAACGTTTCGCTTTTGAAAAAATTAGCCACCTAAAAACCACTCCTTTTGATCTTCTTCATTTTTTAAATCTTGTTGAAAAGAGAAATTAAGTTGATTTTTTAAAGTGTCAATAGCTTCTAAAATTTGTCTTTGATTAGAAACTTCATATTCTTCTTTTGGTTCTGGTATACTAACTACTACTTTTGCCATTATCTTCTACCATCTGGTTGAGCATCGACTCTCAAAGTTCCATATCTCCAAGTTTCACCGGTGCCATCATTTTCTATTTTAATTGATAATAATCTTCCTCTTGCTCTAGTGTCTACCTTATCAGTAGAATTGGTAATTGTAAATGGGCCAAGAGGTGAGCTAGATGCAGTGTTATTTGGATAATCATTCAATAGTAATGTAATTTTTGAATTACCTGTAAGAACCTTAAAGTCAGGTATAAATCTTTTTACAGACATAAAAAACTCTCCATCTCCTCTGTAGTCAACCATACCTGTTGTTTGACCTTGTCTAGTTCTAGCTGCTGTAATATCAAAGTCTCCAGATTCAATAAATGCATTAATAGAGGTTGTGCCTGATGAATTAACTTGATCAGTTCCAACTTCGTGAGCATAATAAGTTGAAGCTCCATATGTGTTTGTAATACCCAAGATATCTCCAAATACAGGTAGTGATGTTTTATCATATTCAGTAGCATATGGCACATCAAAGACTCCGGTATCTACATACGAAGTTCTAGCTAATGATGAAGTTGTCCAAACATTTTCTCCATAGTTATATGTGACACATCTATCAATTTGATCTGATCCTGATTTTGGATAAAACCAATTTACTTCACTATAAAGAGTATTGTGTTCTGCATAAACTATATCTGTTGCATTATAATTTATCCCTAAATTATTTGAATTTGTTGTAAAAACAAAATCTTCAACTAAACATGGTAATGATTTAACTGTACCATCAAATACAAAAAACCCACCTTCACCTGACATCCAAAATACTTTACCATCAGAATAACTTAATGCGTGTTGACCAATCAATCCACAGTTAGTACCAACTTGTCTTACACTAAATGTAAATGGTGGACCAACAAATTGAATTACATAAGCAGAGCTATCGGTTAATACTAAAGTATAATCTTTACCAGATACTGCTCCAACAATTCTATTTCCTTTATCTAATCTAAATGTACCTGCAGTATTAACTGCAGTTGGTGTATAATCATTTAAGTCTTCTTGATTTGAAAATCTTATAAACATTGGATCCTGAGTCGTAGGATCTCCAATAGTTGTTTCCGTTCCAAAATGAAATAAGTGTCTATCTCTATCAGATACTTGGGTTAATCTTGATGCAGTTGGGTTAGCTGAAGTTGAAAAACCAGATGTAGATTTAGATGCTCTAATTCCTCTTGCACCAGATGCACCTGCATCCCAAGTAAAAGTTTCTCCATCTCTAATTGTTGCAACAAGAACTTGTCCATAGTTATCAAGACTCCAGTTTCCTGGATCCAGGACTACAGAACTTGTAGCTCTTTCTGTACCCCAAGTTTCATCTCCCCAAGAAGATGTGCCCCAACCATAACCTATGGTTTGAAAAACAGGACCTACTTGAACATAAGGATTAACAGTTGCAGCACCTGCTGCAGTCATGCCTGTTCCTCCTTCAGCTCTTACAGTAAATTTATCTACTGTTGCAACTGTTAAAATTTCATAAGCTACTTCTAATTCTGCTGCTGTAAAGTCGGATGCACCTGTAACAGTTACACCAGATAAAGTTATATATCTTCCAACTTGTAGACCATGAGAGCCTTTATTAACTTGTAAAACATTTGAGCCATTAACAGTTGTTAATGTGCATCCTGTAATAGCTGTATCTAATGGTGTAATGTCAAAAAACTGTTCTCCGTAGTATAAAAATAAACCTTGTGAAGTTCCAATAGCTGCATATCTTTCACCAGCTAAAGATGTCCAGGTGTGTTGAGCACGTGCTGCTCCAGGTAAAGTTTCACCTGCAATAGATAATTGATTCCAACCACCTATTTTTTCAGGTAATCCATATCTAAATCTAACAAAATCACCATCGACCCATTGAGATTCGGCCCCTGAATCTGTGACCATTTTGTTAAAACCAGGCTTGAAATTTAATTTTTGTAGCATATAGTAGACTATATAATAGTTTTTTAGAGAATGAAAGTGTGAAAAAATGAATTTTAGATTATTTGAATTTGTTGAAACTAAAGATTTTCAATTTTTAATAATACATAAAAATGGTAATTTAAGTGTAACAGAGTGTATTAAATCTCGTTATAAAAAAGAAGAGATAATGTATAAAAATCAATTGTCCAAAAAAGTTAGATTTTGTATTATTAGAGATCCATATGAAAGATTTTTATCTGGACTTAGATATGATTTACTAAGACATAATACTGATATTAGAGACATAGATGTTATAAAAGCTATTACCTCTAATGAAAATCATTTAAGAAATCAAATGTTAGGTAACATAAAACATAGCTCTTCCCAAATTCCATATTTAATGAATGTTCAATTAACTCACTATGTAGATATTAATGATTTAAATATTTTTTTAAAAATGCATTTCAACAAAACTGAACATATTAATAAGTTTCCAAATAAATTTAAAAAGTCCAAATTTTATGATATTGAAAAATATATAGACAAAGATGAAATAATGAAATATTTACATTTAGATTACCACATATATAATCACATAAAAAAATCTCCTTTTATTTGGGAATGGCAACATGGTACAATATTTTAATGATTACTTTTTTAACTAAAAATAATAAATTAAATGAAAACAAAAATAGTTTTCAAATTACTTATCCTAGGACAGTTAATATAATATTTGGTAATTATCCTTATCCAGAAGTTATTCATAATTTAATTATAGAAATTAAAAATAATTTAAAAGAAAATATGAATGGGTATACAAATGTTAAAGGTGGAATGACAAGTTGGAATCATTTTCTAGACAACCAATTATTTAAAAATTTTATGACTTATGTAATTAATAAACATCAATCAACTCACCCAAATCAATTTGAATATTTTTTTGAAAAATATACTGTTACTAACGCTTGGGGTAATCAAATAAAAAAAGGAGATAGTTTAGATTATCACACACATCCTTGTTTTCATGGTGTTTTATATTTAACAAAAGGATGTGATTTAATATTACCAGAATTAAATATTAAAATACAACCTGAACCTGGTGACTATTATATTTTCCCATCTGAAATTCTTCATGGTTTTAATAGGGTAAATGAAGAAAGTCTTAGATATAGTTTGATATTTAATATTCAAGAATGTAATCCATTTGAATTTTTAAAAAAATTAAAAGATATAGATGAAAGAAAAAATAGTTAATATAACTAATTTTATTGGTGTGTATGATAATTACATTACCAAAGAAGAATGTAATAAAGCAATTGATTTATATGAAAATCAAAATAAATTTAATAATACAGTCAATAGAATAGGTGGTGAAAAAGCACCTATACTACAAAAACAAGATCAACAATATTTTGCAGCCCCTAATAATATTGATGTTTGGTGGGAAGAATTAAAACCAATGATGATAAATTTTGAAATGGCCTGGAGACATTATATACAAAATACAGGAGCTGATAGTGCATATGGAGTTCCTTTTCACTTTACTTGTTTAAAAATTCAAAAAACTTTACCCACAGAAGGATATCACGTTTGGCATATAGAACATGGTAAAGGATTTGATACTGAAGCCAGAGCTTTTGTTTTTTCTATTTATTTAAATGATGTTGAAGAAGGAGGAGAAACAGAATTTTTACATTTTTCTAAAAGAATTAAGCCTAAAACAGGTAGAATAGTTATTTGGCCAGCAGGTTTTCCATATCTACACAGAGGAAATCCACCTTTATCAGGTGAGAAATATATTTTAACTTCTTGGATGATGTTAAGATGATAAAAATAGTAGATAATTTTTTTGAAAATATTTTATTTAAAAATATTAAAAATCACATAACAACCAAGATATCATATACTCCTAGATATTTTACAGATACAAAAGAAAAAAATGAAAAAAATTATTATGGAAGTAGATTTAAACTAATAGATGATAAAAATTTATTAAATACTTTTGCTCAACAAATAGAGAAAAAATTTAATATTAAATTAATATCAGTGGGAAAAGATTCTGGAATTGATATCAGAAATTTAAATCATTTTAAACCTCATGTTGATACAAAAAATGGAAAAATTAATGTTTTGATTATGTTAAAAGGTCCTAGAGCAGTTACTAATGGAACTGTTTTTTATACAGATGGAGAATTAGATATTCATATAGGATTTAAAGAAAATAGAGCTATTTTATTTCCATCAGATTGGTATCATTCACCACATAAAAGCGAAATCGCTA